CTGGGACAAACCCCAACTAGAGGACAGTCATGACCACGACAGTTTTACCCTTTGGCGATCCGAAAGCCCAGAAGCGCTGGGCCGCTCTTCTCTCCGTCGAGGCGATGAAGAAGAGCTATTTCACCCGCAAATTTGTGGGCGAAGAAGCCAACAACATCATTCAGCGCAAGACCGAACTTGAGTCCGACGCCGGCGATCGCGTGTCGTTCGACCTCTCGGTCATGCTGCGCAACAAGCCGACGACCGGCGACAACCGCGTGAAGGGCAAGGAAGAAAACCTGCGCTTCTTCACCGACGAAGTCGTCATCGATCAGGCCCGCCACGCCGTCTCGGCCGGCGGCAAAATGTCCCGCAAGCGCACGGTCCACGATCTCCGCAAGGTCGCCCGTGACCGCCTGTCGGACTACTGGTCGCAGTATATCGACGAGCTGCACTTCATGTATCTCGCCGGCGCGCGCGGCATCAACGCCGACTTCATCGAGCCGACGGACTTTACCGGCCATGCCGGCAACAGCCTCCAGGCTCCCGACTCGCAGCACATTCTCTATGGCGGTTCGGCGACGTCCAAGGCGACGATCACCAACACCGACAAGATGAACCGTGCGCTGGTCGAGCGTGCGGCGACGGCGGCCCGCATGATGCGCGCCCTCGATCCGAACGCGGCCAACATGCTCCCGGTCATGCTCGATGGCGAAGCTCGCTACGTCACGATCATGTCGCCCTTCCAGGAATACGACCTCCGTGCGGCTGACGCGCAGGGCTGGCTCGAAATCCAGAAGGCGGCTGCCGCGGCCGAAGGCCGTGACAACCCGATCTTCAAGGGTGGTCTGGGCATGATCAACAACGTGATCCTGCACTCGCACGAGAGCACGATCCGCTTCTCCGACTACGGCGCTGGCGGCGCTCTGCCGGCGGCTCGCGCGCTGTTCCTCGGTCGTCAGGCCGGCGTCGTCGCCTACGGCACGGCTGGCGGTCTCCGCTACGACTGGAAGGAAGAGGAAGACGATTACGGCAATGAGCCCACGGTCGTCGCCGGCACGATCATCGGCATCAAGAAGACTCGCTTCAACAGCAAGGACTTCGGCGTGATCGCGCTCGATACCTACAGCGCCAACCCCGCGTAACGACGATTGAGGCCGCCAAGCGCGGCCTCTCTTCAATCTTTTAAGACAAAGGAACCGATCCAATGGCGATCAAACAGTCTCCCTGGGCTCTGTTTAAGCAGACAGCCGCCCGCCCGCTTACCTCCGGCGCTGTCACCAAGCAGGAGTTTTACTACGACGCCTCGGCCGGCCTGCTGGCTGCGGACATCGTTGATCTCGGCGTCCTGCCGGCCAACGCCAAAATCCATGACGCCTATCTCTATGCTGACGCTAGCATCGGCACGGTCAACGCCACCGTTGGCATCATGTCCGGCGAGCTGGGCTCCACGGATTCCAGCCGCACGCTCGGCTCGGAAATCTTCAACGGCTCGGCGATCACCAACGCCCACACGGCTCTGGTTCGCCTGACGTCGCCGGCCGCGACGAAGCTCGCCGCTGGCGTGAGCGATCGCTCGATCGGCTTGCAGGTCTCGGCGGACGTCGCTGCGGGCGCCGGCAAGATCATCCGTCTCGTCGTCGAATACACGCTCTAATCGGAGGGGCGGGCCACGGCCCGCCTTTCCCCATGCCTGACCTTGAGAGAACACATGAAAATCGAAAGCCTTCTGCGCCGCCCCGGCGGCACCAAAGTCACGCTTGACGGCGTGGATTATCACTTCAAGCCGGGGCCAGATGGCCGCGAATATGCCGATGTGACCAACAACGATCACATCGGCATTTTTGCTTCCATTCGGGAAGGCTATCGCATCGCCGGCGGGGAAGCCGACGCGCCGAAAGCCGCAAAGCCGGTCGCACCTGAGAGCACCGCTCCCGCATCCGACAATCTCGACAAGCTGGATCGCCCGGCGCTCGCCGAACTCTTCGCCAAGCGCTTTGGGCATCCCCCGGCCCCGCGCCTGTCGCCCGCAAAAATCATCGAAGCTCTGCGTGACGAATGACCATTAACGCCAAAGACCTTCTCGACCGCGCGCGTCGGATCATCCAGGACGAAACAAGCGTCCGATGGCCGCTCCCCGAGTTGCGTCTTTGGCTCAATGACTCGTTCCGCGAAATCGCGCTTATCAAGCCGACCGCCTTTTCGGAGTCGATCGTGTTTTCACTGTCGATCGGAACGCTGCAAAAGCTTCCTGACGGATATTTTTCCGTCATGCGCGTGGTGCGCAATCTGAAAACGGCCACCAATTCTCCCCGTCAGGGCGCGACCGCAATCCGCACGGTCGATATGGCAATGCTCGATGCGCAGTCGCCCAACTGGCACGACAGCGCCAAGGTCAAATATCAGAAGCTCGTGAAGCACGTCGCTTATGAGGCGTCAGACCCGCGCGCTTTCTACGTCTATCCGGGCAATGACGGCACCGGCATCGTCGAGGCGATCGTCTCAAAGATACCGGGATCTGTCCCAGCTCCCGCTTCGAACGCAGACAGCCTCTCTTCCTACAATGTCACGATCGACATTCAGGACGTCTATTTCAACGCGATCCTCGATTACATCCTGTATCGCGCCTACTCGAAAGACGCGCAGTATGCCGGCAGCGCCCAGCGCGCGGCCGCTCATTACGCTCTCTTCTCCAATGCGCTCGGCGTCTCCTACGCCAATGATCGGGCCAGAAACCCGAACGTCAAGCCGACCACGGACGAGGAGAACGCCGCGTGAAGCCCTTTACAGAATTTCTCCCCTACGTCCTGCCTTTCGCCCCGTCGGTTCCCGAACCGCTCGCCATTCAATATCTGCGGCTGGCGGCGATCACCTTTTGCGAGCGCTCCCGCGCGTGGCGTGAGGTGCAGGAAATTGAGGTTGTCGGCGACGATTTCGAGCAAATCCCGATCCCGTCTCAGGCCGAGCTGCTGGAAATCGAAAACGTCTTCTACCGGCAGACGACCGATACGGCGTGGACCAAGCTGCCGGCCAAGCCATACGCCGAGATCGATCAGAGCTTGTTCGACTCCACGGTCACGGACAATTCAAAGCCGAATATCTATTCACAGATCGAGCAGGACAGCATCTTCCTGCTGCCGCGCGCCCAAGGCGTCGTCCGGATCAGCGCCTTTTTCAAGCCGTCGCCGACCGCAGAGATCGCGCCGGACATCCTTTACACAAAATACGCTTCGATCATTGCTGATGGCGCACTCATGCACATCCTCATGATCCCCGAGCAGCCATACACCAATCCGAACATGGGCGCGCTTAAAGCCGGAGTCTTCAATTCCAACTGCGACGCGCATTTCAACTTGAACATGCGTGGACAGCAGCGCGCGCCAGCCCGCGCCAAATCGTCTTTCATGTAAGGACCGACCAATGACGCTCGCCGTAAACAAGACCCAGGACCAGAATATGTATCCGACGACCGTTGGTGGTCGGACCATGGGCCTGTTCAAGCAGCGCTATTCGGAAACCATCACCTATCTGATCGATTATTCGCAATGGCTCGATGACGGCGACACGATCGCTTCTTCTGTATTTGCCATTTCCCCTCAGACGACGCCGGCCGTCGACATCAGCGGGACCACGATTCAGGACGGAAACAAGCTCCTTTTCCAGATCGACAATGGCAAGGAAAACACCCGCTACATCGTGACCGTCGAGATCACGACCAGCACCGGCCAGATCAAAAGCGACTATTTCCAGCTCAACGTCGGAACGCCGGCGGGCGACGCCATGCAGTCCGGCATCGATACGGCTCTGTCAGCGGCTCAGACCGCTCAGCTTGGCGCTGAAACGGCGCAGACAGGAGCGGAGACCGCTCGCACTGGCGCTCAGACCGCGCGCACCGGAGCCGAGATCGCTCGAACCGGAGCTGAAACGGCTGCGGCAGCCGCCGCCGCTGCAAAGGGAGTGGCAGAAACCGCTTCATATTTTGCCCAGACCAAAGCCGGCGAAGCGCAGTTGGCCGAGTCCAATGCGCTCCTTTACAAAAACATCACCGTCGATAAGGCCGGCGAAACGCTGATCAATTCAACCGCGGCTGGACAAAGCGCCTCGACCGCATCGACCAAAGCCGCAGAAGCGGCGGCTTCGGCGACATCGGCGGCCAATAGCGCAGCCACGGCAACTACCAAAGCGGCTGACGCCTCGACCTATTCTTCGTCGGCGGCGACCAGCGCAGCCACGGCGACGACCAAGGCGAGCCAGGCTTCGGCATCAGAGACCAATGCCGCCGCGAGCGCTGCGACAGCCACGACCAAGGCGTCAGAGGCATCGGCTTCGGCTACGGGCGCCGCGTCAAGCGCCACGACGGCGACCACGAAAGCCAGCGAAGCCGCGTCATCGGCGACAAATGCTGCATCGAGCGCCAGCACGGCGACGACAAAGGCCAGCGAAGCATCGACCTCCGCCAGCAATGCCGCGACGTCAGCAAACAATTCGGCCAACAGCGCCACTGCTGCGGCCGGCAGCGCGACAAGCGCCTCGGGCAGCGCCTCAACTGCGACCACAAAGGCCAGCGAGGCGTCCGCCAGCGCCACAAACGCCGCCACCAGCGCGGCAACGGCTACAACCAAGGCGTCGGAAGCCGCTACGTCGGCCTCCAATGCGGCGACAAGCTCGACCAATGCAGCCGGCAGCGCGTCCACCGCCACGACCAAAGCCAATGAGGCTTCGGCCTCCGCTTCGTCAGCTTCAACATCAGCCACGGCCGCTCAAACCGCCCGCACGGGCGCGCTCGCCGCTCAGGCGGCGGCAGAAAGCGCTCGTGACGCCACCCTTGCGGCTTACGACAGCTTCGACGATCGCTATCTTGGCGCAAAATCAAGCGATCCAACCGTCGACAACGATGGCAATCCGCTTGTCGGCGGCACGCTTTATTTCAACACCGTCAGCCAGAGCATGAAGCTCTACACCGGCACAACGTGGGTGAACGCCTACGTCTCCGGCGACATTGCGCTGCTCAAGACCAACAACCTGTCTGACCTGAGTAATGCCTCTACTGCCAGAACGAACCTCGGCCTTGGTTCACTTGCTACGCTGTCCAGTGTTAACAACAGTAACTGGAGCGGCACTCAGCTATCTGTGGGTAACGGCGGCACCGGCCTCACCTCGCTGACTGCTGGCTACATTCCGTATGGCAATGGGACGGGTGCGTTTGGGAATAGCAGTAGTCTGTTTTGGGACAGCGCAAATAGTCGGCTTGGCATTGGAACAAGTTCGCCAGTTCTAAAACTGGACGTAGCAGGTGCGTCCTCTCAGATGCGTATATACTCGTCCACAGATACAAACCCTGTCTACACTCAATATAGGGTCGGTAGTAGCATAGCATACGTTGGTATGGACGGTAGTGGCGGATCGCCTTTCGGTTCTGCTTATGGGCTAGTGATGTGGAATAGCGCCAGCGCGCCAATCTTGTTTTCCACATCAGATACAGAGCGTATGCGTATCACCTCCGGCGGGCTGGTGGGCATTGGCACTTCGTCGCCAATTACAGCATTCAACCTGTCTGGAGGAACGTCTGCTGTATATCAGACATTCACTAATACCTCTGGCTCATACCAGCATTTCTATATTGGTAATCCAAGTAACGCGCTTACCTTTGGACAATCAAACCTAAACGGTTCATTTTCCGCTAACGAGTTAATGCGCCTAGACGCCGCAGGAAATTTAGGACTGGGTGTTACGCCGAGTGCATGGGGTGCCGGTTGGCGCGCTTTTGAATTTGGTGGAGCAGGCGGGAACGCCTTGATGTCTGGTGGTTCCGCTTCGTGGCTAACGTCTAACTGTTACTACAACGGAACAAACTGGATATATAAAGCCAGCTACAATGCTAGCTACTATTTGCAAAACGGCGGCGTTCACTCTTGGCTAACATCCGCCTCCGGCACCGCAGGCAATGCCATCAGCTTCACGCAGGCGATGACGCTGGATGCTAGTGGCCGGTTGGGCATTGGCACTTCGTCGCCTGCAACATTGCTCCATGTTTATGGTGGCACATCACGTATCACTCAAGATGGCACGGTTCTGCTTGAGCAATTCACCACGACAGCAAACGCTTATGTGGGAACAGCATCAAGTCACCCGTTGATATTAAGAACAGGAAACACTGATAGAGCCACCATCGACGCCGCAGGAAATTTAGGACTGGGTGTGTCGCCGAGTGCTTGGGGTGTTGGCTAC